AATTTTGTGTGGCCCATGTGGGGTAATATCCGACCAATATACTTTATCAAAAGAAGTGTCAAGAGCGATTGTTCGATAATAGCTTGAATCTTGGGAAAATAAAACTTCGGGCACCCCTCCAGCATAGTCGATACGCCGGAGAGAGGCAGTAAGCCCAGAAGCTTCAAACGAAGTTGAGCCGCTAATAGATGTCCAATATATTTTCGAAGCAGAAGGATCAGTGTCTATGTAGGTGCCGGAGAGGGCATCCCGAACCAGGGTAGTGCCGGCACCATCAAGGCTAGCACTCATAATTCGTTTCCCGCCGTCTGCTCCCTCCATCCAAAATAGTTTAGAGTTAACAGAATCAACAGCGAAATCGAGGATCGTGTCACTCGCCACCACCACAGAGCCGGTGGCAGTTCCATCTAAACTAGCACTTTTTATTTCTTTAGTGGCGTCCTCTGTCCAATAAACTTTGCCAGCAGAGGCGTTAACAGCAACGCTGTTAATGTTAATAGATGTCCCAGGTGCTACCACCACATCTCCTACACCTGTCCCATCTAAGCTTGCGCTTAAAACCTTGGAAATATTAGAGTCGGTTCTTCTAGAAAAATATAGTTTTTCATTAACAAGATCTATGGATATATCACCGTCGCCAAAATCACCATCACCAACATGTGCATCAGCCAAAGAAATTAGTGTTATCGCTTGTGTGCCGTCTAAGTTTGCACGTTTAACAAGGTCAACTCCTTCACCGCTGTCCTGCGCTGACTGTCTCCAATATATTTTTTCGTTAGTGGCATCAACAGCTAAACCCTGTGGGCTATTTACTATGCCAACCTGCAAATCTTCAACTGTCTTTTCACCAGAACCGCTACTTTGTCCGACAACCCTTATTTGTCCAGATGATAGTTGCAGATTAAACAACTCTGGGCGGGTCATCGAAGTATCATTGCCATCATTTAAAGCAACGTGTCTGTGCTGATTGCCACCAACATACTTTTCTGTAAATGGGCCTTGAGCAGGGGCATCACGAGAAGAACCGTATTCATCTGAGTGTAGATTAGTAATATCAACACCAGGCATAAAGCTGGAGGATATCTCCGAGCCGTAACCTGTGTTAACCGAAGAACTGTATATACTAAACGGTGTTTTCTTTGTGGTGTTTGCCATCTATGATACAACCTTTTTTGTTTATTTAAAAGGCCATTTTATACCAGTAGCTCTTTCAAATTTATTGACCGCCTGATCAAGTCTATATCTGCTCTTATATGTTCGTGGATTATCTAAACCATGCTTGAGATATGTATCCATATATTTCTTTTCTCTTCCGATTGTCTTGGCAAAAGAATCTATCTGTGACCTTGTTCCCTTAACGGCAACAGGTATTGTGGAGCCCCCAAACATCTTCTTTAGTATCATTTGTATTCCAGAGCCAAACATAGTCAGCCAACTTTCATCTAGCTTGCCTTTAGAAGCGGCATTCAGATCAATTGTGACTTCTTGTAGTTTGTCTTCTTTTATTTCCGTATTTTCCATGCAAAACACTCCTTAAGGTTCGTCTTTACCTTCTAATTAGTCAATTGAAAACAAAATAAAAGAGCCAATGTTGGCTCTTTTATAGTGCAAAAATTATGTTTTCTTATTATTCCAAATCATTTTTTACTTTTTACCTTTAGATGCTTTTTCCATAGACTCAGCTTCTTTTTCAAGTTGCTCGCTTAATCTCTCCAAAAACCATCTTCTGATAAGCACTGGAAGGTTGTAAGCTTCAATGAAGCTCCACCCACCATGATATTTCATTAGAAAAAATTCTTCGTATACATTTTTTATGTATTCATCACTTAGGCCAAAAAAAGTCCGTTGTAAAAGGAACCTCCATGTCCTGTTCGTAATCGCAAGTGCCACAGACGAACTCCTGTGTTAAATCAATATTTGGTGTTATCTTTTGATATGCTTCTCTTAACTGTCTAGAATCAAGTGCGGGGAGGTTGTCAACAAGAGAATTAATAGTTGCACCATCTGTATGTCCTCCAACAGACACCAATATCATTTTGGTTTGTTCTGTTGAATTGTTTTCTGGTAGCTTATGTTTCTTTCTCCTCTCGGCTGCCTTCATTAAAGCTTTTTCGTCTTTTCCGGTAAGCAACCTCAACTCCACTTCCACATCTGTTTTTATTAGTCTTGTTATAAAAGTGTTGTCTGGTGTTTTTGTTACACCCATTCCGATATCTTCTAAGTTTTCTTCTCCACTGTGAACAGACCCTTCGTCCAAATCAAAAGAGTGCTTACAAGATGTTCCGCAAGCAGGGCAAGTTACACTGGTTTCATATTCTGCTCCATATCCAGATACGCGAGCAGCAACTATCAGAGCGTTTTTATCTCCAATAAGAAGGTCGTCTATAAGGATGGTTTTATCAACAATCAAATTCTGAAGCATCCTGTCAATCGCTATGCCCTTCTTTAAAAGGGTTTTTGATGTTAGAATATCTTCTTCTTTTGCTGTCATAAAACGAATTTCAACACTGTCTTTGCCATGAAGTGGATGACCACTTGGGTAATATTTACCCCCTGATGGCAAATCAACAAATTCTGTTGGTGTTGAAAATTGTAATGGAGTGTTTGGAACGGATGCTTCACTTGAAGCAGGTTGAGGGATTGGCGGGTTAGTACCAGTGTCTTTAACCCCCAATCGCTCCTCATTATTTCTTACGGTCATAAATACCTCTTATATTTACTTATTATAGCGTCGAGTCTAATAACGCGGAATCTGTAACTTCTTCGCCGCTGGCTGCCTTGAACCGGACATTTCCGGAGACGGGTTTGGTCCCGACCCCTTCATTCGCCACCGCAGCACCGTTGATTTCGACAACGGCTTGGTCTTTCGTTTCCAATTCTGCCCAGTCATACCGAATCTCAAGGTCAATATTCGTTAAGTCATCTGATTCGTAGTCCAGCTCACCAAACTTAACGGAAGTGATCCAAGCATTTTTCAATGTCCAGGTTTCCAAAGCTGTTTGAATCTGGCCGGAGCCTGGGGATCTGGAACCAAGTTGGCGAATTTTGATTTCTCCCAACATCTTAGTGGCAGACCCTTTTGACATAGTAGTAGTATCTGCATAATCTCCCGGAATAACATAACCAGCCGCCTCTAGCAATGCTGCCAAATTATTAGCAGCATCTGGTGAAACAGGATCAACCAATGTGACAGTAACTTTGTCCCATTCAACCCTACCAGGATAATAAAAAGTATGATTGATATATTTGTGACTTGCTTCGTTTATCGTCAACGAAGGCTTAGAGCACTTCTTCGCATACCAGGTAGCTCCGTTAGGCATATTGGGAAAAGTAACCAAGAACCTATATGCTCTTTTCGGGTCTTCTCCAGGGGTTGTCCAGAAATTGGGTATAGCCATTTTTTATTATCCTCCAAGTTTACTAATAAATAGTAATGTCATTTTTTTAATCGTCAAAAGAAGCACCAGTTCTCGTAATAATAAAATCCAAAGCAATGAATTCAATCGCACGAGCAGGCTTCAAGAAAATCTTAGCATACAAGATATTTCTATCAATCAAGTCAGGTGTCGTTGTGGTTTCATCAAGAAGGACTTTATAATCAGTCAATCCCAATCCAGATTTAACAGAATCCAAATATGGATTAACCTGGCTCGTGAATCTATCCCAAGTCACTTGGACATTTTGATCGAACAAGATTCTAGAAGCGATATTAGAAACACCCTTCTTCAAGAAAATCAACAATCTTCTAACATTAATTCTGTCAAGAGCAGAAGGAGTAGACTGAAGTGTCTTTTGTCCGAAAATCACAATACCCTCTGATGGGAATGAAGCAATCGGATTAATGTTGTGTTCATACAACTTGTCTCTCTTCTTGGCAGTAAGCTTGTCCTTGACATCTGTCACTGTAATGCCAGCGGAGCCTTCAGACAGCCCACCTCGGTTAAATCCAGCAGGAGCGAACCAAACCGCAGTACTCTCTTGTGAACTAGCCATGGTGCCCAAGGCAACAACACTAGGTGGCACATAGAGAGG